GTCCAAGTAGGCGTGCCAGCGCCTGCGCTGGTCAGCACCTGGCCCGCAGTGCCAACCGCAGTAAAATCATACGCCGTGCCGGTGCCGTATGGGACAGCGCCAGCCGTTGGGGTCGCGGTTGAGTTAGTGCCGCCATTGGCAATCGGCACAATGCCGGTCAAAGCAATGGTAATCGACCCGGCGCCGTTGGTGATGAGAATGTTTTGGCCCGACGTCAGGCTCTGCACTTGGTAGCTGGTGCCATCGCCTATCAGCAGTTCGCCTACACCCGGAACATCGCTGGTAGCCGTACCACCGTTAGCAATCGGGACAACACCCGATAAAGCAATTTCTATCGTGCCTACGCCGTTGGTGACGGTGATGTTCTGCCCATCATCTAGCGTATGGACCGTGTAACCAGACCCGTTACCAATCAACAATTCACCATTAGCCGGGATAGTCGCGACGCCAGTACCGCCGTTGACAACAGGCGTAACACCTGTCCCGGCGCCAGTAATGGTGAACAGATTCAGCAAAAAGCGATACCACTCTCGCGAAATCAACCCCGACACTGGGTCAAAAAAAGGAACCCGTGGTGGGGTGATATTAGTCGTGTTGGGCGGGCTAGCCATTAGTGCCCGATACAGTTAGCTCAGCGCCGATGATGGCAATCTTAACTGGGTCAGTACCGGATACCTCATACACCCGGTCGCGCAGCTTTTCGGTCATGCCCAGCCGACGCCAGATGACGCGGGTGCCATACGCCCCAATACCACCCATCAATGCCCAGTGTTCGTTTGACCAGGTGTGGCCGCCGTCGTCGGACCAGCGAAGCATCACTTGCGGGTTACTGCCTTGCCCGGTGTCTAGTCCTACGCCGGATTCGCAATCCAACTGGACGACATGCTGCGCGGTTCGGGTGAGGTTGTTTTGCCCGGAAGGCAGCGCCCGCCACGACCGCAGCCATTTCTGTTCGGCGCCATTGTCAGCGTATACGTCTAAGTCAAACGCATAGATATTGCCGTTGGCGTAATCGCCGACCACAATTTCGTTGTTGTAGTTCATCTGGCAGTTGCTGATGTGGCGCATGAACTGCCCGTTGCTGAACCCGGCCCGCTCATGCCACGCGCCAGTGGCTACATCGTAGACCCAAGTCGCGTTGCCGGTCGGGAAAATTAGCACATAGAACGCATGGCCTTCTTGTTGGTAGGTGTAGGCAATCGCGTCAGAGATGGTCGGGTAGCTTTGGATAGCAAACTCGATGGCGTGCGTGCTAACTCGCTGGCCGGTGTAGCCGTTGGCTCGGTAGACGACGCCGTTACCGCGCGCGTCCGCGCCTAACCAAAATATACCGTTGTCCAGCTTGGCAACCGAATAGGGCGCCGCGCAACCAATTTCATTGAACGCGCCTTGAATGCGCTCTAAGGGAAAATCAACATTGCCGGCGTCATACCAGACTTCAACAGAGTTAGTACCAAACAACCACGCTTCCCGGTGGTCTATTATGATTGACACTAAACCATCGGGCGACCCTTCCGCGCTGGCAAAATCCAGCGGGTCAACGGATGAACCATCCAAAAGCTGTGTAACCCAAATGGATTGCGAATTTGGTTGGTTAAAAACGAAATACCCGTCAAGGTAACCTACCGTTACGGCGCCGGCAAAATCCGGGTCGGTAATTTGCGCGAACACGTTGGTGCTGGAATTGTAGATAAACCCGGCGGGGTTACAGGCGACAAATAGTTGGGTTCCATTGTCGGACATGCTGACCGGCCCACTGCCAGATACGGTGCCCAGTGCAGTTGCGGTCCACGCTGAGTCTATTTTGTATAATGTGTTGCCGGACACTGCATAGCCGTAGCCGTCAAACTGCCACAAGCCTCGAACCGGACCGGTGCCTAGCGTTGCCAGCAACCGCAGCCCAGGCGCGCGGTTGAGAAAGCCTGCGTCTTTGCCGTTTTCTGGGGTGGCTTCTGGAAACAGATTGACCATGCGGTTGTCCGCAGCGTTGACGCTGCGAGCCACATACGCCTGTCCGAGGATGGGAGTCTTCATAAAGAATCCTGATACACCCATTGAGGGCTATCATCAATCCAAATATCTGCTTGAACACAAGACGCTTTTGCTTTTCGGCTAGTGTACAAAACTTCTACTGGGACCGATTCTATCGGCTCGCTTGGGTAACGCATACTGACAATTTTTACTGCATGACCACGATCTTTAGCAGACTTAATAAAGCCATCCCACAAGATTGGGTCAGCGGTATAAGTCTTATCGTAGTCAAGCGCGATAAACATCAATAGTTACCGGCAAAGACGTTAAACCGCTGGCGGGTGCCAACGATGCTGTACGGCAACGACATGATGTCATCTGGGTTGTTGATGCGCTTCAGATTACGCTTGCTGGTCATGGCGATGCGCGACACAGTGGGCGACGGTTCGACGCCAAATTCCGGCGCCAATTCGCACGCCAGATTGTATTTGAACGCCCGCAAATAACCTGGCGGCAACACCAACACGGTTGATAGTGACGCGGCTTGATGCAGTTCAGCCACTGAAACAAAATGCCATTCCAGCACCCGTGTGGGCACGGGGTAGATGTACATTTCAATGTCGGGGTATGTCATGTTAACCCAGATGACTTGCGGGTAAGTGCTGGTCACAGTCTTAACGGCGATGCCGTTATACTGTTGCTGGTTGAGGATTTTGATGCCGAACGAAATGCCCGTAGAAGCGTCCTTAAAGTACGTCGAATCATCAAGCAGGATAGGGCGGTTGCCCACAAAGTCGCCAGACGGGCCCAACGTGCGGCTGATAGTGTTCGGGGGCCAGCTAAACACTTGGTCTTGCGTTGAGAACACGCTAAGGCGCTCGGTGTTCCACGAATCAATCATTTGATTCATGGCGGTCAACGCATCTTGTGCGGTAGCCGCAGACGGCACTTCGCCTTCAGCTAATTGCCCAATCAACCGCAACGCGGCGTTGATTTGGTCGCCCGCTGTCGTTGACGTCGTAAACGAAGTTGATGGGACAATAATCGTCATTTCACATTACTCCGGCCATTAGAAGCACAGCCGCTATGGGCAATGATAAATTCCAGAACCAAGAATGAACATCCCACACCCGCCGGTCAGCCCAACCCCACCAAGGCAGGTTGGCGCGGCGGCCTTGGCCGTATCGTTCAATCCACTTGTACTCGGCCTGCGCGTGTTCACGGCCCATCAGAACGCCTGACATCAACGCGGCGCCCGCCCACCAGTTGCCGGTTAGCCAACCCAATACAGCCTGCACCGCAAGGGCAATCAGCAGGTGTTCAAATTCAAACAGGGTTGGCATATCGAACTTTGAACCACGCGTTAAACACTTTGTCGCGCATGACTTCCACAATCTGCTGCGCGGAAAGTTGGCCGGAACGGATGCAATCAGCCAGCAGCTGATACGTCATATCTGATACCACCCAGTCACCGCAATGCGTTCGCCGTTGGCGCCTGGGTAAGTGGCGTCGTAGTTAGTCAACACGACAGTTGTGCCGCCTGACGCGATAACACCGATAAGAGATTTTCCGCTAATAGCATCGCCTCGGCCAAGCACCACCCACCGTGACGTCGCCGTTGTGCTTGCGGTGATTGGCAGACTGATTTGGATAGAGCCAGCCCCTGTGCCGTTGGTTGTAATGGTGCCTTGTGCTTGGAAATAAACGATGCGGCCTTTTAGGAAATACTGTCCTTGAATTGCCCCCACCGCGGTCAGCGTTCCGGCGGTTGAAATCATCGTTGGGGTGTAATTGACAACGGTATTGAAATCGTAGGTGTTGGCTGCTTTTGATGACGCCAACACATAAGGGCCGGTCACGTTGTTATCCAAGTTATTGCCTTGGACAGTCATGCCGACCAGCGTTGATTGCTGTTCGTAATACCCATACAACTGAGTGCCGCTGGCATTGTCAAAACAACGGTTTCCGCTGATCAACGAATATGAGGCGTTGTAATTTGCAATTGTCGTCGCATCAAATGTTACGATGCCGGCCTGTCGAAACGTACCATCAAGGCCAGTTCCATTGCCAAAAACAATGTTTCCAGTGCAAATGCTTTGATACGCAAAAAGTCTGATGCCTTCGCCGGCGTTGTCATGGACGGTGTTGTTTTCAATGCGTGAATACGCGCCGGCAATCTCCATTCCGGCCACCATATATCCATCTGAATCGCGCTGCGTTCCGTTTCGGCAGAGATTGTCGGAAATAAAATATTTCCCGTAAAAAAATCCCGGCGTTGTCCCTGTTGCGCCATTCCCAAACGTGGCAATTCCCGCGCCGTAGCTGTTGCTGATAAATTGGTTTCGAGAAATATTGATATCAGAGCCAATAAATCCGCTTCCAGAATTCAAACAGAAGTTGTCGTTGACTTCGCCTTGGCTGGACACTGACAAAGTGGAAGAAACATTGATGTTGTAGTTAAGCGTCGTCGCGACTGCATTTTTTCTCAAGTAATTGCGTTCTACGCGAAACCGCACACAAGAATTAACGCCTAAGCCAACGTAGGAATGAAGAATTTTGCTGTCTGAAAACACTGTGTCTGTGCAACTTACAAAACGCACGACGGCCAGTGAGTTCAGAGAAGAATTGGAATTTGAGTCAACTGTTAAGCCATTTACCGAAACGGTGGTGCTGTTGGTGATGTCTAACGCCGGAACCGTAAACGTGGCGGACGACGAACACTTGATGATTGCAACATCAACGCCCGCCCCCTGTAACACCACATTGCTTTTACTAGATACTTGGATTGACGACGCAATAAAATATGTGCCCGCCGGAAAATAAATATTTCGATTCGACGCAATTGCAGCGTTGATAGCAGCACTATCGTCCGTAGTTCCATCCCCCACCGCACCAAAGTCTTTAACGCTGACGGACTCGCGCAGTTTGGTTTGGACGGTTGTCGCGACTGCGCCGGTGCCGGCGGGCAGATAGCCCACGCTGTTGCTGCCCGATGGTGCCATAAGGTCATCAAGTTCAATGGCGTTGATGGTGACAGTAAGATAGCCAATCTTGGACACTACAAGGTCATACGTCCCGTTAGCGGCGTAGAACGCTACCTGGCCGGTCGAAGACGATAGGAACGGGTTAGCCAACGGCGTAATGCCATTGTCGCTATACAGCGTGGCTGCTGTAGAAGTGCCGGCGACATAGACCGTGCAGGTGGCGTTAGAAAGAACCATTAGCGTCGAACTGGTGGAAGTCGTGGACGCTATAAAGTTGACATATCTCTGCACGGCGGAAACTCCTATGCGGCAGGTCGGCGGCGGCGTTTAGCCTCTAATTCATTGACCGGAGCTTCCGGTTCACCGGGAGTATATCGCACCCATCCATTACGTTCATCCGCATCCGCTTCCGCATCCGCGATAGCGACTTTGGTGCCGTGTTTGGGGTGTCTGAGGTAAATGTGCATAAAGAAAACGGGGCGGTTGCCCGCCCCGTTCCTATTCGCTTTTTAGGCGATTCGGTACAAAGTCCAAGCGCCGTCGCCGGTCTTGCGCGCGCGGAACGCAGCCGACGTAACAGTCGCAGCGGTTGCCGTGCCCACAATCGTCCAACCCGTGCCGGTCGCCACGGTGGCGGTAGAGCCAGCCGTGTTGATCAGATTCAAGTTGAACCCGCTGTCCACTTTTACGTTGGGCAGCGCAGCCTCAAGCAAAGCCACCGTTGGCAGAGTCTGCGTGCCAGGCGTGCCGCTAGCGACAATCAAACCAGTCAGCAGTTGAGCCGCCGTCAGAGTGCCCGCCGCCGAAACCGTAGCCGGGGCGCCCTGAATCGCCAAGGTGATTTCGTTAACATTGCCGTCAGTAGTCTGATAGCCGTTGCCGGTAGAAGGAAATGCCATGATATTTTCTCCTTAACCCCAGATGCGGCAGGCCATCGGCGGGCGGATGGTTGAGAAACCATACAACACGTCGATACGGCAAGGCATACGGTCGTTGTTGATGTCGTACTGACG